GGGCCAACCAAGCCGCCGTTGACGCCACTGAGGAGTACATCAGCAAACTCAGCCAGAGCGTAGGCGTCGCTGATGATGAGCTCAGGCCAGCGCTTGGGAAATTGGCAACAGCCACCGGGGATGTCAGCAAGGCTCAAGAGCTGCTGTCGCTGGCGCTTGATGTTTCAGCGCAGACAGGCAAGCCGCTTGAGGCAGTCACTACGGCGCTCTCTAAGGCATACGGCGGCAACTTGGGAGCCCTCAACAAGCTCATTCCCGGTTTCGACCAGGGCATCATCAAGAGCAAGGACTTTGAGAAGGCTCAGGCCGAGCTCGCCAAGATGACTGGCGGGGCAGCTGCAGAAAGCGCCACGACCGCCGCCGGCCGATTCCGCACCTTTCAGATCAGCCTTGAGGAAACTAAGGAAGCCATTGGTAGCGCTCTCCTGCCAGTGTTCAACGCTTTTCTGCCGATCCTGCAGCGGGCCGCGCAATTCGTCCAGGACAACAGCACCGTGGTCGTGGCGCTGGCAGCTGCGGTTGGCGGGCTGTCCGTGGTGGTGCTGGCAGTCAACACGGCGATGAAGATCGCTGCCGCCACGACTGCAGTGCTGACCGCAGCTCAGATCGCCTACAACGTGGCGCTGAACGCCAATCCCATCGGCATTGTGATCGTGGCCATCGCCGCGTTCGTTGCCGCTGTGATCGTTGCCTATGAAAAGAGCGAAACGTTCCGCAAGGTCATCGAAGGCATTGGCGAAGCGCTCAGGACTGCTTTCAACTTTCTGAAGAACACCGTGATTGGCGTTTTGGAAACTTTCTACGAGGCCATCAAGACCGCCTTTGTCTGGATCAGGGATAAGGCCGGGCCGATCCTTGACGGCTTCAAGACCGCACTCACCGTGGCGTTTGCGCCAATTACACTTGCTGTGTCTGCCATGCAGAAGCTGCTCGACTTGCTGGGATCATGGAAGGGAAAGGGAGGTTCGCCCAACTTGAACCGCCCGGGCTTGCCTGGTGGCATTGACAACAATCCCGCAACGCCATTTGCCAAGGGCGGCATTGTCACTCAGCCTACGTTTGCTCTGATTGGTGAGGCTGGCCCTGAGGCCGTCGTTCCTCTGAACCGTGCCGGCGCGTTTGGCGGCATCACCATCAACATCGAAGCCGGTCTTGTGTCCACGCCTGACCAGGTTGGCCAGCAGATCATTGAGGCAATCCAAAGGGCGCAGCGGCGCAGCGGCCCGGTGTTCGCCCCAGCATGAGTGCGCCGACCCTCCAAATCCTTGTGGGCTTTGAGCAGACGGCCAACTTTGGAACGCCGTTCCAGTTGGACAGCGCGACGTTGGGCCTGCTCAACACCGGCACGCTAGGCGGCACGCAGCTGGTCGACGTCACCAGCATGGGCGAAAGAGTAACGATTACTAGGGGACGTAACCGGGAAACCGAGCAGTTCAACGCCGGCACGGCCACGGTCGTGTTTGACGACCCGACGCGCATCTTTGACCCGCTGAACGATGCGTCACCGTATTACCCGTTCGTGGGACCGAGAAACCCGATCATCATTTCGGCAAACGGCATTCCCATTTACAGCGGCCTAGTCACTGATTGGGATCTTGACTATGGGTTTACGACGTCTGCAAACAAGACTTCCGTGCAATGTTCAGACGCCTTCACCGTCTTTGCCAACCAAAGCTTTGATGAATGGACGCCGACGGCCCAATCATCGGGCGCCCGCGTAAACGCCGTGCTTGCCCGTCCAGAAGTGAGTTACCAAGGCGCCAGGGCTATCTCAACGGGTAGCAGCACGTTGGGCGCCTACCTCATTGACGCTGGCGCAAACGTATTGCAATACCTGCAAAACGTGAGCGCATCAGAGCAAGGCTATTTGTTCATGGCGTCTGGCGGCACCTTGACATTTAGGAGCAGAGCTGACGCGCTCAACCCCGTGCCGGTCCTTGACTTCAACGACGACGGCACCGGAATCCGGTATCAGAGCCTCACTAACGCTTACGGCGATGAGCTGCTGTTCAACTATGTGCAAACGCAGTCGCCAGCGGGCGCGGTACAGATCGCTTCAGACGTCAATTCAATCGCACTGTACCAATCGCAAAGTTATTCCAAACTGGATCTGTTGAACAGCACGACAACAGAGGTGGCCGGCCTGGGCAACTACCTGCTTGGCCGCTACAGGAATCCCCAGGTGCGTTTCACTGGCATCGGCACGCAGCTGGCCGCACTGTCGGAAGCGGATCAAGAGGCGTGCCTAAATGTTGACCTCACAGACATTGTGGCCGTGGGTAAGACCTTTGACACTGGCAACCCCGCGCACGTGACGCAGACGCTCATAACGTCGGGCGTGTCGCATGAGATTTCACCGGGCAGCCATGTCATACGCTTTACTTTTGAAAGCACGGACGGCAACGCATACTTGACACTAGACGCCGACCCGCTGGGCAAGCTCGACACAAACCTCTTGGCGTTCTAAGGAGCACGTATGTCAATCAACCCCAACACCACGTTTACCTCTGGCGCGATTCTTACCGCTGCTCAAATGAACCGCCTGCCGTGGGGCATCGTTGGTTACGCCGAAAGAACGTCAACGGTTACGGTCAACACCGGCACGTCGGACATAACGGGATGCTCAATCACGTTCACGGCCAATGCGACCAGGTACTACCGGATCACCGGCGCGACGTTGATGAACAGCAATCACGGCGCTGCTAACGACATTGATTTTCGCATTGCGGTTGACGGCACGGCTCAGCGAACGTTTGCCAATACGCTGTTTGCAAACCCCGGCCCTGGCGACCGCATGCAGTTCTGCGTGAGCTACATAACGACGCTGACGGCCGGTTCGCGCACCATCAAGCTGCAGGGCACTTTTGCCAGCGGGGGCAGCAACACCTTTGACGCCAGCTCTACGAACCCGTCGTTCATCCTGATTGAGGACATAGGTGAGTCGTGAGTCCGGAGGATGCCAACACGATCCGCCAGGACATACGCGAATTGCGCGATGCGGTGGCGACCGTGGAGAACCTTCAGCGCGAAGCGAATCACCGCCTGGGCAAGCTCGAGGGGCGCGTCTTTGAGATCGAGCTCTGGCGTGCCCGACTGCAGGGCGCAGCTGCAACCAGCCGCGTCGTCTGGCTTCTGGCCGGCGGCGCAATCACCGGCGTGGCAGTCGGCATCATCAACAACACCTAGGGGACGTCGTGATCAGCAACGGGCAGGCAACGCTACGGAAGGCAGGGCACTACCTCGGGGCGCAGGAGGGTGCCAAGCCAAACCGTTCCGGCGATCCCATCGTTGACGAGTGTCAGGAGATGTACGGCCTGCTGGGTGTGCCCTGGTGCGCCTGTTTCGTCGGGTACGTCATTGACAAGTCCGAAGCCTCGGCCCAATACAAGAAGGACGCCAAGGCCGTCGTGCATCCCTCTACCGCCGAGATGGTCGCCCGAGCTCGCCGGAAGGGCTGGTACGGGCCGCATGGGAAGAACACCAAGCCGGGTGATCTGTTCATCATCGACGGCTTGCATGTCGGGTTCGTCAACGCGCTGAACAAGGACGGCACCTTTCAGACCATCGAAGGCAACGCCAGCAATGGAGTCAGGAGCCTAACCCGGGCATGGTCAGACGGCTGGCAGGTGATCAGCATTCCGGGCGTCGGCAACCCCGGGCCTGCGGCCGTGGTCGACGGCTACGGATTCGACGACACAAGCGTGAAGATTTACGGCGGCTGGCCGACCCCCCAGGCGCGTGACCAGCAGCTGCGAAAGTTCGCCGTCGCCAACCCAACCTACTGGACTCAGGCCGTCAGGGTGCAGGCCAACAGCAAGTACGCCTTCCGCGCCGGCCCTCAGGGCACGTGGGACCGCTGGACGTTCGGACCGTGGCTCCACAACACTGGCAAGCAGACGCGGGACGAGCAGATGAAGAAGTGGAGCGAGAAGCACAAGGCCACGGCCCGCCCGTGGAAGAAGTCCTACAAGGAAGCGTGAGCCATGCCGCCTGAGATTGTCCCGCCCAGCACTGTCGTGATCGAGCCGCCGCCAGCAGAGCCCACGGACTACGACGAAAAGCAGGAGAAGCCCGAGTGATCCCGAAGGTAGGACCGTCGACAATCGCAATCCTGACCGCCGCTGTTGTGGTTATGGTCGCTTTCGTCGATACGTTCGTGGAGGGAAACCCGAGCGTGACGCTTGCCGCCATTAGCGCAGCTCTCACGGCCCTGCTGGGCGTGCTGCGCTCGTGGCAGTCCGTTTCAGCAAATGGGGAGAAGGCATCATCCGACGTTCAATCGCCGCCTGGGGATTCCTGATCGCAGCATTGCTGCTGGTCGGGTCGATTGAGGCAAATGCAGCACCGTGCCAAGCCCACCAGGGCAAGGCCAAGTCAGAGTGCATCAAGCAGGCAAAGCGGGACCGCATGGCATGGCCCCCCAAGCCGTCCGAGGCTGAAATCCGCCGGCGCATCGGCACCGTGCAGTGGCGCAAGGCCGAGCGCGTGGCAGTGTGCGAAACCGGGGCCAATTGGCAGCACTACCCCCACGGCACCTACATCGGGGGCATGGGCATGTACCGGCGCACCTACGGCATCGGGCAGGCCGTCACCGGCTACCGCTGGCCGTCCGAGGGCGCTACCAAGGCCGAGCAGATCGCAGTCGCGCACATTGTCGCGCAGCGGTTTGGTTGGTCCGCGTGGGGATGTGGGTCCGCGTAAGGGTGTAGCCTGCCGCCAGCAGTACGAAAGGGGAGAGAATGAAGTGTCCACATTGTGGGCATCCTGACCGCTTGCACGCCAGCAAGTTGTCGCAGTACCTAGCGCCCGGTACATGCCAGTGCCACCCGCCCGATACGCCATGCCCATGCCCGGGCTGGCGTTACTGGTTGAAGGGCGACGAATGGCAGCAAGAGCTGCAGTTCGAGCAGGACCGGGTGGATAAGCATTTCGGAAAAGAAATGTCGACTCTTTGGGAGTACGACGACTAATCATCGAAGGGAGAACGGTGATGGATTTCAACAACTTGGCAGGGACGATCTCGACGCTTGCCGCAACCGTCCCGCGAATGCAGAAGCAGATTGACGAGCTGAAGCTAGAAATGCTGAAGCTTCACCTGCTGGTCAGTGACGACACGCAGGACCAGTTGGAGTTGCCGGCGGAAACACCAAGCATGGACCCAGAGCAAGAATTGCGCCAGCAGATCGAGGACGTCGTCTCAGTCAGGATTCGCACCTGGCAATACGCCACACAAGACGACGAAGGAGTTTGGCGATGCCCGCTAGTGGCATCGTCGGTGGCAGAAATGCTGGGCGACTGCACAAAGTGGCGCGAGGTCAAGGCGTTGATCAGAAAGCCGGGGTGGGACCGCTTGACCTGGTACTACGACCGACCGCCGGCCCATTGGCGAGGCGGCGACCCTACGTCTGTGGGCATTCAGTGGGTGGCGGTGCGCAATGTCTGACAAGCCAATGGCCGAGGTCGTGGCGCTGCCGGTACCCGGAAGTAGGGCCGAGCGCGTGGAAGCCCTCAGATCGCTTCTCAGCGCGTGGTGGGAGCCACCCGAGGACTTGATAGACACCCTGCCCAAGGCGGGCATGCAGCTGCGCTACCTGTCGCACGTTTGGGTGTCCAGAGCGTTTAGCGAGATTGACCCCGAATGGACCTGGTCGCCAATGAGCTACGACGACGCTGGCCAGCCGGTGCTTGAA